ACACCATTAACAGGAATGTAATATGAAACTAATTAGAGAAAGTATTGAAGAGGTAAAGTATATTACTGAAGCCTCTGAGAACGGGAAAAAGAGTCTGTATATTACTGGACCTTTCCTAGTTTACGACAAACCAAATAAAAACAACCGTATGTATGCCAAAGATACTTTATCTAAGGAAGTTGGTCGTTATAATGAAGAATTTGTTAAAACTAATCGTGCATTAGGTGAATTGGGACATCCTGACACACCATCATTAAACTTAGAAAGAGTATCTCACAAGATTATTTCTTTAGAAGATAATGGAGAATGTTTTATTGGTAAGGCAATGATTCTCGAAACACCATATGGTCAAATTGTTAAAAACTTTATTGACTCTGGTGTTAATCTTGGTGTATCTTCTCGTGGCATGGGTTCTCTTGTGCAAACTAAAGAAGGTTACAATATGGTTCAAGATGATTTTCGTTTAGCAACAGCAGCTGATATTGTGGCAGATCCTTCTGCTCCAGGTGCTTTTGTTAATGGCATCATGGAGAATAAAGAATGGTTATTTGTTGAAGGTCGCTTCATAGAGATGGACATTGATTCAGCAAAAAAACAAATTAGACAAGCATCACGCAAAGATATTGAACGAGTTGCTCTTAATTTGTTCGAAAATTTTATCCGAAAACTTTAATTTTATAAATAGAAAATCATAAGGAGATTCCTAATGGCATCAAATAAACTATTCGAGGCAGCAGCAGAAATTCTTGCAGGAAGCAAGAGCTCAGCAAAAGCAATGCCTCCAGAAAAACTTCCAGGTCAAGTAGTTGACATTGGCGGTCCAACACCACAGAATTATAAGAATGATGATAATTCTGCAAAAATTAATCCAGCAGACGGTGCACCAGGTAATGCTGTAGCTCCAACCGCAAAACCTTCAGATGCTTCACCAGACAAGCAAGAGTTGCTTGGCAAAGGTAAAACAACAATGAAGGAAGAAGAACAGGTTGATACAGAAGTTTTTGCTGAAGATATCAATGCATTGTTTGCTGATGACTCAACAATCTCAGAAGAATTCAAATCTAAAGTTTCTACAATTTTTGAAGCTCGTGTCCAAGACCGTATTTCACAAATTGAAGAAGAAACAGAATCACGCTATGCCGGTATGCTTGAAGAAGCTGTTGAATCAATTAAGCAAGACCTAACAGAGAAAGTTGACGATTACCTGTCATACATTGTTGAACAATGGATGGAAGAGAACCAAATCGCTATCGAATCTGGTCTACGCTCAGAAATGACAGAGGACTTTATTGCCGGTTTACGCAACCTATTCACAGAGAACTACATTGATGTTCCTGCTGAAAAAGTCGACCTCGTTGAAGAACTTGCTTCTAAAGTTGAAGAACTTGAAAGCAAACTTGACGAAGAAATTGAACGTGGTGTTAGCTATGCGAAGGCATTGGTTGAATCACGCAAGTCAGAAATCACTCGTGAAGTATGTGAAGGTCTTACTGCAACTCAAGTTGAAAAAATCAGATCACTCGCAGAGAGTGTTGAATTCTCCACAGAGGAAGAATACCAAGGTAAACTTGAAACAATTCGTGAGAACTACTTTCCATCTGGCGTAAAGAAAGCCAGTGAAAGCCAACTTCAAGAAGAAGTAACTGATGGTTCAGAGAAGAAAGTCGTTTCTAGCGACCCATTCGTGAACGCAGTTGCTAATGCAATTTCCAAAACTAAAATTTAATATCCAAGGAGATATCTATGTATTTGTCAGAACAACTACAATCTAAATGGGCTGAAGTTCTAGACCATAAAGATATGCCGGCCATCAAAGACCCATATCGCAAAGCAGTTACAGCAGTTATCCTAGAGAACCAAGCTATTGAAATGGCTAAGTCATCTGGTATGTTGCAAGAAGCTGGTTCACCAACAAACTTCGCTGGTACAGGTGGTTTCGGTGGTGGCGCAGCCGCTGCAGGTCCAGTTGCCGGTTTCGACCCAATCTTAATCAGTTTGGTTCGCCGTTCATTGCCTAACCTCATCGCTTATGATATTTGCGGTGTTCAACCAATGACAGGTCCAACAGGTTTGATTTTCGCAATGCGTACTAAGTATGCATCACAGGGCGGTACAGAAGCATTCTTCAACGAAGCTAACACACAGTTTGGTGGTGCTAATACTGCATTGGCTGCCGCTATTCAGAACCAGTTGACTTCATTGTCAGTTGCTGCTAACACAACAGAAACATTCACATCAAACGCTCAGGCCGGTCTTGCAATGACTACAGGTTCTGCTGAAGCTCTTGGTGACGGTGCTGCTGGTAACACATTCCAAGAAATGGCATTCTCAATTGAGAAAGTTACTGTTACTGCTCGTACTCGTGCTTTGAAAGCTGAATACTCACTTGAATTAGCTCAAGACTTAAAAGCAGTTCATGGTCTAGACGCAGAAACAGAATTGGCAAACATTTTGTCAACAGAAATTCTTGCTGAAATCAACCGTGAAGTTGTTCGTACAATCTACGGTACTGCTAAGTTGGGCGCACAAGTCGGTACAACAACTCGTGGTACTTTCGACTTAGATACAGATTCAAACGGTCGTTGGATGGTTGAGAAAATTAAAGGTTTGGCATTCCAATTAGAACGTGAAGCCAATACTATTGCTAAGACAACTCGTCGTGGCAAAGGTAACATCGTTATCGTATCTTCAGATGTTGCATCTGCATTTGCGATGGCTGGTCTCCTTGACTATCAATCAGCACTAAACGGTCAAGTTAACTTAACAGTTGACGATACTGGTAACACATTTGCTGGTACAATGTTTGGTCGTATCAAAGTGTACATCGACCCATATGCACAAACATCTTCAACCAACGAATTTGCAGTTGTTGGTTTCAAAGGTTCGAATGCATTTGACGCCGGTCTTTTCTATTGCCCTTACGTTCCTCTCCAAATGGTTCGTGCCGTTGATACCGGTACATTCCAACCAAAGATCGGCTTCAAGACTCGTTACGGTCTAGTTGCTAATCCATTTGCAGAAGGTACTAATGCTGGTTTAGGTGCTTTAACTGCTCAGTCAAACAACTACTACCGTGGTTTTGCAATTAAAAACATCATGTAATTAAAAACTCCGTAGAGAGTTCTTTAAAGGGGTCACTTCGGTGACCTCTTTTTTTATGCATAAATACCAGTATAACCAGTGAGACCATAATGAGTGCATTCACAAGAAATCCAGCTAATCCAAATTACTTACACCCTAATAAGTTTCAATTAAACTTTAGTCGTGTACCTAATCTACAATACTTTTGCCAGTCTATAACTATTCCAGGCATTTCATTGTCTGAAATTGTTCGTAACAATCCATTTGTAGATGTGTATTCTCCTGGAGAAAAGGCCATCTATGACACTTTGAATATTACATTCTTGGTGGATGAAGAATTGAAATCTTGGTTGGAGATCCATGATTGGATCCGTGCAATGACCAAAGTTACCAGTTTTGATGACTATAAGAAATTGAGTACATTAAATAATATAGCAAACATTCGTTCAGATTTAAGACCGCAATTTTCTGATGCTCAAATCACCTTGTTATCATCGGCAAATAACCCATTGCATACCTTCACATTCTATGATATGTTTCCAACATCGGTATCTACATTTGTGGTTTCTGCCTCAGACACACCAGACTCCATCATTACTGCCGATGCCACCTTCAGATATGCCTACTTTGATGTTGACAAGGCTACATAATTAGTATATACTCCTAATGGGAGGATTTGTAATGAATAAACTTGATGAACTATTAGCTATGTGGGCAAAAGATTCTGTCATTGATAGAACTGAACCAGGCAAAGAACTAACAAACATACCACAATTACACAGTAAGTATTTGAATATACTTTCTCGACACCGACTATTGGTGAAAGAATCTGAGTTTAAGTATAACAAAATGAAACGACTGAAGTGGGAATACTACACAGGTAAATTGGATAATGACCAACTCAAACAGTATGGTTGGGAACCATTTCCTTTTGTACTCAAATCCGAGATCACTACATACTTTGAGAGTGATGAAGATTTAAACAAGTACTTGGCTAACAAAATTTTACATGAAGAAATTGTTGATGTATGCCAAAGTATACTTAAAGAGTTACACAGTAGGACTTTCCAGTTAAAGGAATTTATTACCTGGGAAAGGTTTATTCAAGGGATTTAATGGTTGATTTAAGATTAGAAAAGGTCAACGAAGCCTTTATCAAAGTAGTATCAGAAAGAAATGTAGCTCAAGAACTTTCAGACTACTTCACTTTCTATGTTCCAGGATATCAGTACACGCCGGCATTTAAGGCAAGATATTGGGATGGTAAAATAAGATTACTTGATTTGAGAACCATGGAAATATACCATGGCTTGGTACCTTATATTGAAAAGTTTTGTAAAGAAAGAGATTATAAGATTGAGATTGACTCTGAGATAACAGTCACAGATAGTTACTCACTCAAAGAAGCCAACGATTTCATTGCAACACTTGGTTTACCATTTGAACCTCGTGATTATCAAGTTAACTCTTTTGTTCATGCAATCCGTAATAAAAGAATTCTTCTTCTTTCACCAACTGCATCAGGTAAATCTTTAATCATATATTTGATGTTACGGTATATCCAACAAACACAAACAAAAGGTTTATTGGTTGTACCAACAACTTCACTTGTTGAA